CCATTGTGGCTGGATTGGACCGGATGGAGACCGGAGAGTTCAACCCCTTCCTGCACGGCAAGCCGAAGAAATAGCCTTGTCTGACAGACGGCTACTGGCTACGAGTGCTGGTCATGACCGCACACTTACTGGCTGCATCCGATGGGGCCTTGGCGGCCTTTGGGATCTTCGGCATTCTGGCCTCCGTGGTCATTGGGTTGCTCTATGCGCTCTTCCCCCTGATCGTCATGTGGCAGTTGGGAGGGGTGAAGCAGCGGATCGACCGGCAGAGGAGCGAGGAGTTGAAGGCGCTCAAGAGTGCCACCGAGGAGATCCGGACTCAGAATGCCCTGACCCGCCAGTTGCTCAGGGCCTACGGCCACGATCCGGAGGTCTAGAACTCAATCCTCCTCCACCGATCCCTCCACAGGAGGTCGCTGAGTCTGTTTGCCAGGGCGATGATTCGCACCTCTGGCTCCGAGGGAAGGAGCAGATGGAGTGCCTCATGGCAGACCGTGTCGAGCCTTTCGCGGCTGTTGTTCTTGGTCGGGTCGATCTCGATCAGGTCGGGCGCGATGGCCTGACCGAGGGCCTTCTCCTTGCCGAGCTTGCGGTCGCGGATCTTCAGCGTCCTGGGCAGCTTCATTGCAGGCGTTCGTCAATCCGCTCCAAGATCATGGAATGGAAATCTGCCAATGCCTCCAGCATGTCCTCATGGTTGTCGGTGGCGAACCTCAACCTGAACGGCAGCTCGATCCCGTCGATGGCCACGTCGAGGCAAAGGCACCAGCGGATCTTCCCCTCTGGCATCTTTTCGCTCTCGGTGACGACGCTCATTTTGCTGGGTGGTAGTGCCAAGTCAGCATGAGTTGGTGACCTGTCCAGACTCGGAATCTCTTCCTCTGGAGCCTATTCGATTCCACCAGTCGGGAGATGCGAACCCTCATGGCACTCTCGGAGACGTTACACTCCTTGCACATTTGCTTGAGGGTCAGCCAGCCCTCAGGGATGACATCGGGTGGGCCAGACAGGACTCGCTCTGACATGATCTCGGCGAGCCAATCATTTCCTGTTTTTTCTGGCTTCTTGTATTTTGTTGGATTGCAAACAGAGCAATCGAAACCGCCGTAGCAACTGCACTTTTCGACTGGGGTCTTCTTTTTCATAGAGGCTAAAACGGCAGACGCCAGCCGTGGTCTTCACCCTCGCTGGGGCCTGTGAAGAGCCAGACTTGGGAGGCAGGCTTCTTCCCCTCGCGGATCTCTGCGGCGACAAGGCCCATGCCCCACCCCATGGTGGCCCGTCGGCAGGAGGCGTAGGTCATTTCCCTCTTCCGAGTCAGGGTGCCGACGCAGTAGCCGTGGGAAGCCTTCATCGTGCGACCGGGGGCCTGCATGGCGCGGTGGGTGTGGGCAAAAACCACCTTGCCGCCGTAAGCCTCGGCCATGTCACGGGCTGCCATCTCATTATAGAAAGTGCCGTGGGTGAAGAGGACATCCCCGATCATCAGGCGCTGATAAATTCCGTCATAAGGGACGACTCGTGTTCCCATTTTGCGACACTCCTCTTCGATGTGGTAGAGGGCGCGTGATGCTGCATACGCAATCACGGCGTTCGGTGAATTGGAGAGGGAAGCGAGACGAGCTTCGTGATTTCCCAGAAGGAATGTGTCTGCCTTTAGCTCACGCAGGAACATCAGGCCCCCGTCGATGTCCGGGGCGACTGGTTCGGCTGAGTCGGCGTCGATGCCACGCGCCCCACTGCGGAAGGCTGATGTGTCCATCGCATCCCCGAGGTGCAGGATGCGGTCTGGCTTGAACTTGAGCTTGGCCTCCAGCACGGCGGCTTTGGCAGAGGGGCAGATGTGCTTCCCATGACTGCACCCAATGGCAAGCACCTTTGTCCAGCGCGAGGCGATGTTTGCCATACACTCTCGGAGGCCGTGTCAAAGGTGGTTCACGCCACCAGATCCCGCTTGATCGCTTCGAGGCGGTTCATCCAGCCGTTGCGGAACTTCTCAAGCTTGGGATTCCCCGCCATGATTGCCTCATAGCGGCGGCGGGATTTTTGGAGGAAGGCCATTGCCAGTCCCGTGCTATCTGGCGACGCCATCGCTGATCTGCGGGTTTTCTCGCCGAGGATGCCGTCCACGGTCAGCCCGGCCCCGTAGTCGTTGATGGCGTTCTGGAGCATCCGGATCGCGGTGCGGGTGCCTTGGTTCACTCCCTGCACGAAGGCCACTTCCTGCACGGGTGATGGGAGTCCAGCAAAGGGCATCCAGTCGCACTCGTAGTAGTGGGCGGCGATGCCCCGGGCTGTCGGCTCGGCAGGCGGTGGGGCGATCCGGTCGTGCTTGACTGTCAGCCCTGCAAAGGTTGCCCCTCCGGGGTCGTCGGGGTCGTTCTCCCAGCGGATCGTCTCGCCGTCCTTTTCATAGACGCATTCCCATCGGAGGACGAGGCCGAGGCTCTTGCGGAATCGGGACGGGAGGCCCGCGTCTTCTGCGGCGTTGAGGATGTCGGAGCGTTTCATGAGGAGAGGTGGAGAGAGTGACGATTTACCATGCAGATCATGGAGAACATAAAGATGGAGAAGGGGAAAAATATGGAACTCAGGAACTCAGGAAGGAAACGGAGAAGAGGCACTTGGAAGACAGCGACGTCACGGACCGTTCTGGCTTGCTGTCCTTTCCTGAGTTCATGAGTTCCATATTGATTCACTTTGTCTCGGCGAATTTCTGGACGACCTTGGCCCCGGCTGAGGTGGCGAGCGTGATTTCAAGCAGGCTGCCGACTCCGTGAGGCACGTCCTGTCCGGTGACGAGCCAGCGGCAGATGACCAGGACGACCAGCGAGAGAACGACCGCCAGCGAGAACCTCGTCATCGAGGGGCTACCCGGTTCATCGCTGATCAGGCCGCGAAGGAAGGTCATAGGAACCTCGGGCGGTAGATGCGCCATGCCAGCCAGAGACCCATGCAGGCGACCTCGATGATGATGACCATGCGCCAGAAGGCGACCTCCTTGAGAGCCTTCCGCTGCTTCGCTTTCCACAGCTCGGCCTGTTCTTGGGACTGAACGAGCTTGACGCTCTGATGGTCCACCTTCGAGGCGTAGTCGGTCAGCGCGGTCGATGCCTGGTCAAGGTGGGCGTGGAGTTGGTCGAGCGTCCGCAGTCCGAGCGGGTTGACATTGGCCCGGAGGAGAGAGGCCGACTGCTTGGCCGCAGAGACGGAGGAGACGACCGCTGCGGGTGAGGGTGTCAGCACTTGCTTTGGTGCCGAGGCGCATCCGGTGACGCCGAACAGGGCAATCGTGGCGGCAAGCATGGCCGCGCAGAGTAGGAAGAGGAGCTGGATCGGGTCTTGGAATCGCCTCATGCAAGAGGCGCGGAGTCAAAACGTGGCCTGTGCGGAGAGAGATTCACCATGGAGAACATGGAGAACATGAAGGGGGATCTTCATGCAGACCAATTTCGTGACGTCACGAAAAAGGTCGGGGGAGGATCAGGTCGCTCACACGTTGTCCATTGGGACTTTGTGCGCCCTCATTGCCTCCCCCGATTTATGCTGGAGCCGCCATAACGACCCCGCAACACTTCCCACGAATGGTAGGTGTGAAATTCTTGGACGCTACTGCTTTTCCAGCGTTCGCAGCCGGGCCTCGTGGTCAGCCAGCAGGATGTCGTGACGCTTGTCTGTCTCGGCATTGGCCTCCATCCGGATCAACACGGCCTCGATCTTTTCAATCCGGGTATTCGACGCCGTGAACTCCTCTTTCGTGACAAACTTGGTGCCGAGCAGGGCGACAGCGAGGAGCGCCAGAGTTGTGGCGACTTTGAGGATCGTGTCGAAGTATTTGGCGATGTCATTCATGGTCAGGGCAGGCCGAGTCCGAGGCCGAGTGTCTGGCGGTAGAGGGCGTAGACTTGATCCCATGAGGAGCGGATGTCTCTTGTGAACATCGATGCGAATGGGATGGTGCAGTCTCCTGTTCCACCAGCCCCATTGCGCCTACCAATCCACAACGGGTCTGTGTTGGTCAGGTTCCCAGTAAATGCCAATGCCGTGTCTGCGGATTCCGTCGATGGGAATCTCTTGAGCCGAGCATTTGTTATGTTGGAGGCCACCGCGTAGCCGGAGAAGTTGGTGTCCTTTGAGTTTATAATGTTCAATAGTGTGCTTCCTCCCGCTTGCTGCACTACGCCTATATCCCCAATCCCCCCGGCAATAGCCGTCGCTTCATTAGTTCTCAGGTTCATTCCGTTCTGCGATCCTCCGGTTGAGTTTCTGGCGATGAGGAGCTGCCCGGCGTTGATGACTGGCGTCCTAGAGACAGCAAATAGGCTTTGCTCGGCAAGCGTCAGGTTCCCAACTGTCGCAGAAATGCCCTGAGCAGATGCGAGAAGAAACGTCATTCCATTCGCTCCCCGGCTAGGTGAGTTGATCAGAGCACCATCGAACTGACCCAGCCCGCCCAGCGAAAATGCCGTCGTGCCAGAGGCGGCATTCTGGGAACTCCTCAAAGGCCAGCAGACCATGGAGTTCCAGAGGCCAAGTCGGTCGATCCCCTGGGCGAAGTCCACGATAAGCTGGCGCGGATCTGAGAGGGCCGTGACAACGGGGCCAATGTTGGGCGCGGTGACGGCATTCGTCGAGTTGGTGAGGTTGTTCGTGCCGTGAGAATCGGCGGTGACGCTGTTCTGGTTGAGTGCCCACCATGAGACGAGGTTCGTCCGAAGTCCGGTGTCCAGCGAGGCGTAGGTGCGGCCTGCGCCGTTGTTCCAAAGTTGGGTCACTTCGGAAGGTGTGAGTGCCCTCTTCCAGAAGCCGACGGAGGAGAGGCCGCCAGAGAGAGGCCACACACTCGGGAAAGAGCCAATGTAAAAGGGGTTAGTGTTGGTTTGAGTTATAGCAGGGACTGAACTGATGGTTGCGAATGCCCCCCCGTTAATGGAGGTTCCCATCGTCCCAGCGGCGGCGTCGTAGCGGCAGACATAAAAGTTCCAACTGTTTACAGGCCCTGCCGGTATGTCTACTTCTCTTCGGTTGGCAAAGGTTCCATCCGGAAACACACTAAATCGCAGCGTTCCGGGGACAATTAAAATTTGATACTCACGCAAGCTACCAGAAACATCCTGCTTTATGACAATGAATTGGCTATTTGAAACATTCACCGCATTGGCCCAAAAAGCAAACGTGAACGAAGTCCCCGTGACTGTCAGCGTCGAGTTGCTTGCAACGCTTAAAAACTGGTTCGTGCCATTGAAACTCGCCGCATTGTCGTAGCTCGACGGCGTCTGTGTGCCGCCGATGGGTGAGCCTGCCGCCGCACAGCGGTTGAAGTATTCCTGACATCCGAGCAGGGCCGCGTTGTTTCCGAGATACATGGTGGGTTGGGTTAGAGGACGGATGCCTTGGTGGTTGTTTCGCAGAGGAGCTGCGCGATCTGATCGACGCCGAGCGTGATATTCGCACCGCCACGGCAGACCAGCGTGGAGGCCCCATGGGTGATGGTGAGTGAGCCTGCGGTCTTGTTCTGCACCCGGTAGGTGGCCCCGATGGTGCCGCCTGTGATGGTCGAGAGAGGCCCTGTGCCTGTGAGGTAAATGACATTGGCATTGCTCGGCAGGGCCAGTGCATTGCTGACCAGTGCGACGGACACGACATCCTGGACGAAGAGCGATGATCCGGATGTGACGTAGTTGCCGCTCGTGAGCGATCCCGTGATCGTGGCGTTAAGGGTCTGCCAGTTCGTCCCGTTGAAATACCGGATGACCTCGATCCGTGATGGAGCAAAGGCCACGCCGCCAATGGTGCAAGTCCCCGCGCCGATCATCACCTCGTAGTTGTCGCCAAGGGTGGCGGTGCCGGGATCGGTGATCGTCAGGGTCTGGGTCGTGATGTAGCGGACGCCTGTGGCTGCGGTGAAGTTGCTTGAGCGGATGACTGCTGTGGCCCCCGTGCCGGGATCGCCCTTCGTGAATGAGCCGCTGCCCCATGAGCCTGCGCTCTTTGGGCCATAGAGGCGGTTGCCCAGCGTGTCGATGTAGAGGTCGCCATCCGAGCCAAGGCCAGCGGAGGGAACCGTTGTGCCGCTCAGGATCGTCCTCTTGTTGGCGAGGTCTGAGACTAGTCCCGTGACATCGCTCTGAGCGTGGCCGTGGATGCTCGCGGCCTTGCCAGCGAGTGCCGAGGTCGTGGCTGCGGCGTCGGCCTTGGAAGCCAGATCACTGACAAGGTTGGTGATTTCGCTCTGAGGATGTGTGTGGGCAGAGGGGGTGAAGGTGGTCGGCCTGTTGGCAATCGCCGTCCACTCGGGGGTGATGTCCCCCATCTCGATGTAGGAGGCCTCGAGGGTCTTGGAGCCTGTGCCCTTGTAGAGCCAGCGCCGTCCATCGGTCGTCGTGACAATGGCCCCCGTGATGATCTGGGCCTGCTGGGGAGCGGTCAGGTCGGCGATGGTTCCGGAGGAGACGACCTGCACTCCTGTGGAAAGTGAAGGAAGGCGATCCAAGGAGATGGTGCCAGAGGTGATCAGCGCCGCATCATGGGCCAGCGGTGGCCGCGCATCGGAGAGGCGGGCGTCGGTCGTGGAGACGGCACCAAGCTCGGCGAGGGTCGGGATGCGGTGAACGTGATCGGCACGGGCCGCTGTCGGTGACGATCCGACTGCGGAGGTCGAGCCGAGATCGGCAGGGGCTGTTGTGGCAATGTTCGGCTTTCCAGACAGCAGGCCATCAGTCTCAGCCTGCGAGTAGACGGAGAGATTCCCACGGGCCGAGGGCACCGATCCCAGCCCGGCGAGGTTGCCGCTCTTGGTCAGGACATCGGCTGCGGCGGGATAGTCCGGATTGGCCTGAGCCAAGGCTCCCTCGTCGCCCCTGATGACATCGTTGGCAATGACAGATGGCAGAGTCACCGAGGAGGTGATGACGCTGCCGACCGTCCACTGCACCTCGAGCATGGCGCGGAGGCTGGAACCCTCGGATGCCGAGGTGAAGAGGGCGTCGATCTCGGCGGTGTTGAGCGTGAGGGCGAAGGTATATTTGGCCGAGGTGCCGCTCCCGGTTTTCACCCAGGACAAGGCGCTGGCGATGTAGCCAGAGGCATAGGCCCCGGAGCGCTTCAGCCCAAGGATGCCCGTGGCACCCGTGCCGAGATCGGTGACGATGCCGGCAGTCAGGAACTGGACCTCAATAGGCTCGGCGTCGCGGCGCTTCAGATCGAGGCTCTCGATCACCATCCCCCCGGCAGAAGGGAGATCGTCCAGAAACGTGCGGTCGGTCAGGTCAACGAAGAGCTTCACAAGGTCAAGGGGATGTCAAAGAGAGAAGGTCACCACTTGCCAAGCGGGCAAGTGCTTGTCGCCATCCTGAGCTTTGCCGAGGTGGAACAGCCGCATTTCTGGCACCGCCCCGTGCCGAAGAACCCTGCCTGATCCCATTCCGGGCAGGCGGCGCAGATGGAGTAGCGTTCCTCAAGCAACTGCTGGCTTGATAGCTTCAGCCCGGAGGATGCCCACCTTGCGGCATCGGCAGTCAGGCTTTTAATTCTGCTCATGAGACGGTGATCGTGTCCCACCGACCCATGACATAAGATCCGGTCAGGGTTCCTTGGGTAATGGGAATCCCATCCTCGTCTACCTTGTATGCTGAGAAAGTCGTGCCCACCGGGCTGGACGGCACCACTCCAAACAACGTCCACCCAACATCTTCCGCGCCACAGCCTGAGAAGTTGATCAGGGAGAATGACCAGCTTTGCCCTCCAATAGTTGCACCGCCGCCCCAATCGCAGCCGACACGAGTCAAGGTCACCGTGGCACTCGGGCGCGTTCCGGTAGAGTCAACGAGGGAAAGCGTGTAGGTGTTGGTGAAATAATCGGTGATGCTTGTGGAGTATAGTGCGGGCTGGGTAGTCCGGACGCTGCTCCGGTAGACCGCCCAGACGGTGTTGGATTCCTCGAGGATCACCCCATTCGTCGTGTTCCCATAAGCGGTTCCAGACAAGGAGAGGCTTGTCCCGTAGAAGTTAACGGAGGAGGGCAAGTTTCCGCTGTCTACAATCCACGGCTGGGCGGCGGCGCAATACCACTGGCAACTTCCGCAGGGCAACGCTGAGGAACAATCAACGCACGTCGATTTTATGTAGGTAGCCACCGGGCTTAAGGAGTGAAAGGCTCAGTCCCCAGCACCCACATCTTTTTTGCCTCACCGTTGTCGCAGACATCAATCAGCCGCCAGGTCACGGGGCGATTGGCCGCCGTGAATACGAGGCTTGAGCCGTTGTCAGGGTTGGTCTCCACTTTGTAGATACCGAACTTGTCGGGTGCTAATTGGCACTTTTGGAAGTTGTCGTCCAGATCCTTGGCCCGGATCGTCGCAGGCGGGGCCGTGGATTTGCCATCAGCCCGCTTGCTGAGATAGTCCTGAAAGCGGATCAGCTTCATGTAACGAGCTTGGTTCCGGTGACCTCGATCACATAGTATGAACCGAACTGGGAGGAGGTCAGATTGGTCATGGACCAAGCGGAAGTCAGCGTCGGCGCAGATGCGGCGACTCCGTTGGTGAAGCTTTCGACTACCTGAATGTTATACCCGCTGGTCGGGGTGGAGGGGAGAAATGCCGCCGTTGCTGAAACAAAGAACCGAGTCGTCGTGGGTGCGATGTAGCTCCCGGTGTAGAGATTGGTGACTGCTGTCTCACCGCTGCCTGTGGTGACGCTCTTGGAGTAGTTCAGCAGGGCGGTTCCGTAGCGGGTGGCGAAGACGTTGGTTGTCAGGCCGACATAGCTCAGTGAGTAGGTGACGACTCCGTTAGTGACATCCTTCTGCGACGAGATGCATGTCAGGTTGTAGACCCCGGTCGGCATCGTGTAGGTGCCCGTCGGGTAGGTGTAGGAAAGGGGGGCGGTATTGATCGCAAGCAGCGGGTCTGCCGTGGCCTCGTAACTTTGGGCGCAGGAGTAGGATCGCTGAAGCGTGGCCTTGCCCTCGTTGTCCTTGTTGAATGACTCCGAGACAAGGATCAGGCCCGTCGTATTGCCATGAAGTGTGATAGCCATAGGTCAGGAGAGTGCGTAGACGGGGAGTTTGTTATCGTGAATCGCCTTCACGATTTTGAAGATTTCGGAGAGTGAGTTGCTCTGCTCTTCCTGCGGGGATTTCTTGGCCTTGCCTTCAGATCCGGGGCCAGTGCCGCCGGGGCCTCCACCCTTGGCATTCTTCAGCTTGTCATTCACAAGCTTGTTGAAGTCATCCTCTGCTCTCTTGCGGAGTTCTGCACGAGATCCAGAGACACCTTCCTTCACATACTTGCTGAAGAGGTCGTCTATTGACTGCTGCCGAGATGCCCTGCTGTCTCCCCCGGTGTATGAAGAGAGATCGGATTGAACGGACTGGCTTGCGCGGGTCTCCATGCGCTGCTGGATCTGGTCCCAGCTACTGCGGTTCCCGGTTGTGGCCTGCACGTAGTCCTCAGGGCGCAGAAGGGTCTTCATGGCCTCAGCCATTGCCTGCTCCGGGGTCAGGGATCTTCCGTTGGATTTTCCGGTCAGGACGGATTCTCTCGCCGCCCTATTGGCTGCGGCAGCGGATCGGATATCTCCAGCCCCAGCAACCGGGCCGATGTCTCCTTGGGGGATGATCAGACCGGACTGTGCTGCTAGTCCTGCTGCCGCTGTGTCCCGTTGAGTGAACTTCTTGAAGCTGTCAGCGGCACCTGAGAAGTTGTCGGCCATTTGATTGGTGGCCTTCTCCCATGCGTTCGCCTCAGCGGTGACCTGTTTGGCATGATCAACGCTCTCCTGCATGGCGTTACGGACGCCTGCTCCTGCATCTTGCGCCACCTGGAGGTGGTCTTTGAGATCGGCGGCAGATCCTGCGGCGTTGAACCAGTCCTCGTTTGCCATCTTGGTCTGCTCGGTAGCCTTCTCAGCGGCAGATGAGATCCCATCCCATGCCTCGGCAAGCCCGACCGCTGCCTTGTTGCTCCACTCATCCGAGGTCTTGGCAAGCTTGTTGCCGATCTCGGCCATCGGCCCTCCGAGCTTCTCAGGCAGATAGCCTGCAATTCCCGTGAAGACCTCGGCCAGCATGCCCGAGAATCCACTTACCACGAAACCAAAGGCAGCAGTGAACTCAGCCTTTAGCAGGCCGCTCCAGTTTGGGATGATGTTCGAGAAGTAGTTGCTCGACCACTCGAAGACATATTGAAGCGCCGAGTAGAGCGCATTGCCTGCGGTTTTGAATGCCAGGACAAGTGAATCACCGAATGCCAGGAAGAGGTTCCCGGGGTTTGTAAAGACTGAGAGAGCGATGTCGATCCCTGTTGATAGGGCCTCGGAGAAGGATTTGCCAAATGCCGTGGCATCCACGCTCTTGAAGTAATCCACCAGCGTGGTCATCGCCGGGATGGAGTCACCCAAAAGTCCAGCCGTGAACTCGGTCAGCTTCTGGCCGATGGCTCCGATGCCGTCGCCGATGGAGTCAAAGGCCCGTGCGTTGTTTTCCATTTCGCTCGCAAAGCTGCCGACCTCACTGGACGCCTGTGAGACCTGCCCCTCGAAGTCCGCAAAAAGGGCAAGCGTCTTGCCGCCAGATTTTCCGAAGATTTCCATCGCGGCCCCGGCTCGCTCGGTAGGGTCTTGGATCTTGGCAATGGCTTTGGCGATGGTCTCGAACTGCTGGTCAGGAGTCATCGACTGCAAGTCGGAGACCTTCAGGCCGAGCCGACCGAGCTTATCAGCCGCCGCGCTTCCCTCATCTCCTGCGGCGACGAGAGTCTTCTGCATCTTGTTGATTATCCCGCCGAGATCCTCAGCGTGCATCCCGTTGTTCTCAAAGGCGCGTTGGAGAATGACCAGCTTCCCCGCAGCGATGCCAGTCTGGTCGCTAAAGTCGGCAAGCTGCCCCCCCTTCTCCATCACGGAGTTGAAGGCATGGATGGCACCGGAGACGGAGACATAGCCAGCAGCCAGACCGGCGAGCTTCCCGGCAATAGAGCCGAAGGTCTCGCCCATTTTCTGGCCTGCCGCGCCGACTTCGGAGAAGGCTCCAAGGACAGCATCTTTCCCGGTCACTCCTAGACTGACTGATACATCGCTCATTTTCTAGGGGTCAGGAGTCAAAAAGCAGGCGGTCAGGAGGATTCCTTCGCCTTCTTAAGCACAGCGCGGATCTCTGTCCCCATGCTTCGGAAAAACTTCTCGCGTGTGATCCGCACGGCCTCCTCTCGGTCCTTATCAGTCATCACCTTATCTGCCCACGGGATCTTGCTGGTCAGCTTGATCTGAGGGAGCATCGCATCGGCCTTGTCCTTGACGTCAGATGGTGCCTTTGCGACGTGCCGTTTCACCCATGCAGGGATGCCTGACCAGATGTTTTTTATGTCGGACTGGCTGAGATCCATCTTCATGATGCAGGAGGCCCAGCCAGCCTTGGAGAGACCGATGTATTTCACCCGTTCCTTGTAGTAGGCGCGGAGGTATTCCTCGGTTACAATGCCTTTATCAAGGTTCTGAAGGTCTTTGATACGGTGGCCTGTGGTGACGCCCCTGCGGGCCTTGCTAACCCGTCCATTCGCACCTCTGCGCTTCTCGTGCCATGCCTTCATCTCGTCCCTGCGAAGGACTTTCTCCGTCACATTGCCCAGTGGCTGCGCTCCCTTGTGACCGTATTTCATGGTGGCTTCACGCCCCTGAAAATCAATGATGCCACGGATGCGCCCTATGCTCATGACATAGAACAGGCGCATTAGATCACGCATCAAGGCATTTTCTCCAAGCTTCCTAGCGTCAACGTTCTTCCCGTATGGAGGGGTGGAGAATGCCATGTTGACGGCGAGCAGACGGCCCGCCCTGCGAAGCGATGAAGCAACCTCCTTTCCAGTCACCTCTTCATACCGCTTCATGCGTTCCAGAAGCTTCTTGTTATCAATCTGGACTTTCGGCGCGGCCATACCTCATCCCCCACCTGTCAAAGGTCTCTAAAAATCCAGATCCAGCAGATCATCTGCCCATCTCAGCGGCCTCCCCGGTGTAGTTCCATCCCCGGTCCAGACATGGTAGTCCAGAATCCGCATCCCCTCCGTGAAGGGCAACTCCCACAAAATGTAGTCGTGACCCCAGCTTGTCTTTTCGGCCAAGCGTGCGACGTAACTCGTCAGCCAGCCCGGCCGCCAGCTTTTGGGTCGGACTCTCCACCGCCTGATGCCTCACCCTTCACGGCGGTCTTGCTCTTGTTCATCCGCTCGACGAGTTCGAGGATGCGTGGCGTGGCCTCGGCAAAGACATCGGCTTCGTAGGCGTCGAGGAAGTCATAGACGGCGGCGCGGAACTCCTGCGGCTTCTCCGAGAGCCGACGGACTGTCTCCTTGGGGGATGACTGGGAGAAAAGGATCGCCCCGACATCGAAGGCCACGGAGTTCATTCGACCGATGACCAGACCGACGCCGCACTCGATCAGCAGGGCAAGGTCGCCAGCTGAGATCCTGCGGAGTTTGATCCCGGCAATCTCCTCGCCGCTGCGGAGGATATCCCGGTCGAGTTCCCGATTGCGCTCGGTGGTGTCGATCTCGTTCAGGTCAGCACCGAAGTCGTTGATGACTTCCTTGTCGTTGTGGTCGTTTTTGCTGTTCATATAAATTAGCTGGCAAGCTGGGCGAGCCGTTGGCGCTCCTCGCGTCCGAGCCTCGGGGTGACGGCAAGGCGCTTGTCCCCCCGGTTGTGGAGCTTCTGGTTGGGAACCTTGTGACTCTCAGAGATGATATGAGTCCTTGAGAACATGGCCTCTCGCGCCAGCAGGAAGCAGATCATGTTCGAGGGGCGCATGAGGTTCTCGCCCATCGGGTTTTCCCAAGCACGGAGGAAGTCGCTGATTGCCTCGCCGTCGCCGTTGCTGGTCTCAAAGTGCCAGGTGAAACTCTCGCGGCCCTGCGCGTCGGTGATCCGGGTGCACTCTGCATTGGCCTTAAATGCGAACCCTGCGCAGTGCAGGGAGATGGCGAGCTTCATGTCGCTGGTGGAAAACCATCCACCTTGCGCGGCATCCTCTTCGGGGATCTGTGGCTTGTTCATGTGTTATTCAGCCCCCTTTTAGCCGGGGGCAAGGGCTTTGGTTGGGGTGGATTAGACTCCGGTGATCAGCGGGTAGCGGCTCGCGGAGATGGAGATCTGCTTGAAGCCGTCTGGCGTCTTGGAGATCTCGACGCTGTCCACGATGACCTGACCAACGGAGACGCCGCCGACTGCCTCGATATTTGCGAGAGTGAGTGCGGTCGCCACCGTTGCGGCAACGACTCCGGTCGATCCTGCAACAGTCCCGGCAACTGCAATCGTGGACTTCGGGTTGTAGTATGCAACGAGGCGAACTTCGCCGTTGTTGTCCCGAACCTCCTGCTTGTCCTGCGACGTAGAGATGGAGAACGAGGAGATGAGGATTCCGGTTTCGGCGGTGCAGCCGAAGGAGGTGCCTGTGGATGATCCGAGTAGGGTGACGGCCATAAGTTTGGTGGTTGGGAGTTAGGAGTTGCGCGGTGTCAAATGACGTTGCGGCTTTGGCTGTTCAGGTCGGTGAAGGAGGTCAGTCCACGACGCCGAGCGTCAGTTGGATGTCGGCAGTCCATGAGTTCCCGTCTTGGGATGTGGAGATGCTCTGAATCGGTGATGCCCCGGCTAGGTTGGGTGCGTCATTCGCAGGCCAGTTGGCGAAGAGATAAGCCTGCGTGAGTGCGGTCTTGAGCGTCTCCTGCGCGGCAGAGAATGAGGCGTAAGAGTCAGCACCGAGGAGTGACGGGGAGTGGAGCTTGACCGTGATCGTCGCCGTGTAGGCTCCGACGCCGACGGAGTTCAGCGTGTCCGCTGAAACGATGAGGTTCAGCGTCTCGGGGCTGAGTTCCGCGAAACTCGTCCCAGTGCTGATTGCTGTGTTCGGAAAGGCCGAGGCTGAGAGTGCGGCCTTCAGCGCCGATTCGATGGCGAGCGGGTTCATTATTCGCGAATGGCAGTGACTTGGATCTCGTTGCCCAGGGGAGATCCGGTGAGCGAGGTGGCCGTCTCGACCCGGAAGGTCAGCTTCTCAGCTACCAGCAGGACGGAGGTGCCGAGTGCTGGCTTCGGTGCGCGGCCCACGGGCCAGCGAAGGGTGATGGATCGGTCGGTATTGAAGCCCCCCGTCTCAAGCGACATCGTCGGCTTCGGCGTGCTGACATGGGCGTAGAAGGTCCGCCCAGAAATGGTGACCTGTGTGCCGAGAGCATCGGCGAGTGTTGCAAGCCCCTTCGCATGGAAGGCGGCGATTGCTGATCGAGACAGGGCCATGCAGAGAGGCCCCTGTCAAAAGCAGAAGGCCGTCCCCCACGCACGAGGGACGGCCTTGCTTGTGTGCCTAGTGGAGGACTTAGGCGGCGGTGACGATGAGGCCCATCGTTCCGGAAGTGACGGCCTTGGCCGCACCGAACATCACCTCGGCGGAGGCGACGAGAGCGCGGGAGCTGCGGTCTGCCATGACGTTGTAGTAGATGGAGAGGCCGAGCTGCTCGAGGACCACCACGTCGCTGATCAGATACTCGTCACGCACGTGATCAAGCGCAGGAGCGGCGGAAGCAATCGCGAGAGCCTCGGGGCTGCAAGCGAAACCAGCGAGGCGGGCCTGACCGCTGAACTGGTTGGCGTAGAAGACGCCGTTGTCGAAGCCATACGCGCCCTTGTCGAGCGTGATCGAGGTGGTCGCCGTCGGGATGATCCCGGAGTAGAGGGTCGGCGAGAGCACGAGGCCCTTGCTGTTGCTCTTGCTCACGGAGGCCCAGAGCTTGGCGAGATCGCCAGCGGCGAAGTTGGCAGTGGCTGTCGCGGGAGCAACAACTGCGGAGCCGTAGTTCGCAATGGTGATCGGGGTGGTTACGATGCTCCAGATTTTGTCTGCGAGGGCGTTCAAGTTGATCTTGACGAGCTTCTCGAGCTTGATCGCGTTCTGGATGTCCACATAGTCCAGTCCAAAGGGCTGGTAGATGTGGTCGAGGGCGACAGTCGCCTTGTCCAGAGTCGTGCCGCCGGTGCTGTTGAAGCTGGTCGGGTTGGTCTGGGTGGAGGCGGTTGCCGTGGCGACGGGCACCTGAACGGTGTCCTTGGGCTTCTTGACCTCTGAGGAGAAGTCGGTGCTGAAGAGGTTCAGAGCTGCAAGGCGGTTGCCAAGCACGGTCTGCGCCTGCTCAGAGATCGTGCTCGCGATGAGCGCGGAATCAATGGTGTTGGGCATGGTGGTGGGTTGGGTTGGGTTGGGGTTTGCTTGGCTTTCCTGAAGCGTTAGTGCCTCATGAAATTAGTTGCGGCGGGCTGCGAAGATCGCGGCCTTGTGCTGCTTGAAGAGTTCGGCGGCGAGCTTCTTGTCGCCTGCCTCGACGGCGGCGGCATAAGCCTCGGCGGGGTTGAAGGGAGCGGCCTGCGCCTCGATCTCGATCTCGACATCGGAGGGGAGAAGTCCAGCGGCCCGGAGGGCGATGCGCTTGAGATCCTCCAGCTTGGCGATGGTCAGATCACGCTTCTCGACTTCAGCCTTCAGCGCGGAGAGATTCCTGTGAGCGGTCTCCAGGTCGGCGCGGAGGTTGATGACCTCGGCCTTGGTGTTCTCGAAATTCAGAACAACTTCGGAAAGCTTGGAGGAGAGCTTCTCCTCGGGGAGTTCCTCCACTTCGGCGGCAGGCTCGGGAGCAACCACTTCGGCTGCAGGCTCCACCGCATCAGCGGGCAGATTCTGCGTGCCTTCAGGCCCCTTCACTTCCTTCGGCCCCTCGGGGTCGTGCTGCGTGCCCTTGGGGCCGTCCACTTGAAGCTCGACGACGGCCTCATCGGCCTTCTCCTCTTCGGGCTGGGACTCGGTGACTTCCTCGACCTTCACTTCCTCGACGGATGCGACAGGGGGAACCTCTTCGGGTTTGATGTCTTCTGGCATAGCTTGAAAAAGACCGGATGGGTTCGCCGCTGGCTGATCGACGAGGGCCACGGCGTAGATTTCCACCGGCCGGGCGTAGCGGTATTCGTCGATCTCCTCGGAGATGCCGGAGAACTCGATGGAAAGGCCAAATGAGGAGGGCATCATCTCGGCCATCTCCATGATGCGCTCGTATTCCTCACCGCTTTTGATAAGGTGGAAGTCGGCGCGGAGTTGATTGCCCTCGATGACGAAGTCGCGGAGAACTCCCTCGATCTCACCGAAGCCGCTGCCGTGGTCGCTCTTGACCTGAAGACCGTCGATGTAGGTCTCAGCGGAAGCCTTGACCATTTCGAGGGATGTCTGGTCGATCCAGATGCCGTGACCCTTGGCCTCGACCCCGGCTGTGATGACCGAGACACCGCGCAAAATGCCAGCCTCACGGTCAACCCGTGAGCCGGTTGCGGCGGCGAAAAGAGTCAGCTTCTGCATATTGGAGAAATGCGGAGTGTCAAACGGCAGGGGCGGCAACTGGCAGGACTTCGGGATCTGGCGTGAACTCATCCAATCCCCCGAAGATCCCGTCGATCAGGGCGTCCGAAACAAATGGGAACGACGCCTTGGCGATTGCGATTCCGGTATGCTTTGGGAACTTTCCGCTTGCCACAGACTGAGCGATGGAAACCAGTGCCTCCACTTGCGCTCCGTTCAGGGCGGTTGATTGAACGTCCTGTGGCGTTGCGATTGGCTGTTGTGGGTCGATTGGCACTTGGTCTCCTGTTGGAATCTGCTGATCGGTTGGCTGAATCTCCGACGAGATCGGTGTGCCGGGCGCAGGCGGGAAAACTTCAATCGAGGAGATGACGACTCCTTCTTCCCTCGCGATCTCGGCCACCCGCTTCTTGCGACGGACGGCGGCGCGGATCGTGTCGTCGAGAACCTTGTCGTGATCCTTGCCCTGCATGTTGTAGAAGTCCTGCGGGGAAATCTGACCACGGAGAAGCATGTCGCTGTAGAGGCGACCGTCGCGGCCAATGTCCACGGAGACCTTCTGCGGTGCTGTGAACTCACACCTCCACCAATCGCTGCCGTCGTTCGGCATGGGCAGGCGTCCGCTCTGGATCTCCTGCCAGACCCAGAACCTCCAGAAGGGGGCGGCGAAACTCTGAATGATAATCTCCTGAATGCGACCAATGGTCTTGGCGGCGTCCTCCATCGCAAACCTCATGGTCGCGCCACCGGCCTCCTCGGGATCGAAGAGCACCGAGGCGGGCATGTTGAAGCCGTGCGCGATGTCGCGTCGCAGATACTTTAGGAACGTGTCGAGGTTTGCGGAGGGGTGGGCGTTGTTGAACGACTCGATCTTCTCTCCCGGCTTCAACTGCGGGATGATCGACCCATCGGTCATCAGATCCTTGGTGACGGGAGAGCCAGATCCGGACTGAACCTTCTGAAGTGAGGAGCCAAGGCCGATGCTTCCTGCCTCTGGTGAGGTGATGACAAAGGCCAGCGAGGAACCGAGCTTCGCGCTCATCTTCTCGTAGCCAAGGATCTCGGTGATGTCTTGGAGGTGATCGGCTGCGCGGTGGAGCCACGGGCGGGATCTCACCTGACCAATCCGGTCCAGCTTCCCAACTCGGGTGAGGTCGTCCGCGCTGATCTCGTTATACTCGGCGTAATTGCCGGGGGCCTTCAGCACCCGGTAGCGGGTGGGGGCACCGAGCTTGGAGACCTTCACGCCGTCCACCCATCCGTCCTTCACATCACCGTGGGCCGATCCAACATTCTCGCCCGGGATAATCCGGAACATGGCGCGGTCGGAGTTCGATGTCTGCTTCTGCCAGAAGACATCACCGGCAAGGGCCATCTGCTTCACGAGTAGCTCCTGAGCGTCGTAGAAGTTGACTTGCTTGGAGACATCGACGCCGAAAGCTGCATTTCCACAGGCATCCTCGAACGCCTGCTCGGCGAGTCGGTTCCATGACTCATCGGCGGTCTTGGCCTGCGGGATGAGAGGGCCGACGAACTTGGCAACGCCATCCACGGCACGGGCGGCGAGGCCGATGTTTTCGTAGAGAAAGAAGCTCTTCTTGGTCTGCTCGATCCGCGCCGAGGGAGTGAGAGACTTGGAGGCGTCCAGCGTCGGCGTGTAAATCCACATCCGCTGCGGGGAGGCGATGCCGTCCGCAGATGAGAAGTTGGTTTTCTTCGGGCGACCCGCTCCGGGTCGATAGCCGCCACGCTTTGATTTCGGTTCGCTCATGCATGAGCGCACCTGTCAAAAATCAATCGAAAATCAAATGGCACAGCCCCTCGGAATCGAACCGAGCCAGATGGTTTTGGAGACCTTCTCGCCGCCTTGGAACATTGGACTGCTAAATTGGTTCCCGGCTGGGCTGACCATATCAAGCCGCCGAAAAAGTCGAGCGGCACCGGGATCTCTCAGGCGTCCCCGAGAAAATCAAACCGACCAGCGGAGGTTGCTGAAGTCGGGCCGGGTGCCAAGCTGGCGGGTCTGGACAGATGCGCTCGCGTCCAGAACGGCGATGCACTCCTCAATCGCGTTCAGATAAACCCACTTTGGAAGGGTCACTTCTCCATTGGCAGAACCACCCTCGGCACTCGTCCCAGTGATGGTGACGTCCTCGACCGCTTGGTTGAACACCTTCGTGGCGAGATCGCGCAGATCCTCCAGAGAGGAGTTCCGCAGAAGATAGCTCTTGATGCCAGAAATCTTGGCATGGTCGGGAGTGGAGGCCATGAAGGCCCCGCCATGTCAAAGGGTCAGGGGGCCTTTTCTTCCGAGGCTGGATCCCTTCGTCCCAGTTGGTTCCTCATGATCGCCCAGGCGACGCAGTGAAGCTTGGTGCAATCACCGAAGTGATCGGCTGTGACCTTCTTCCAGTAGAAGGGGGAGACCCGGCTGTTCTTGTTCTCCAGCATCTGCTGGCCGGTGTGCCCCTCGATGAAGTCTCGACCGACATCCTCAGGAAGGTGGAGGCGGGGCGGAAGCCGCTTCTTGATCCGCTCGAGATACAGGTGGGTCTTCCAGGCAAAATCTCCGTAGGTGTAGAGCAGGATATTCAGCCCCTTGATGGTGGTGACGGCGTAGTTCCCGAAGGTGCTCTCTGATCCCTTGGACGGGTAGTAGAGGCCCCCCGATTTCGCGCAGACAGAATAGACCCGCTCCGTCAGGAAGCCCGAGTCGATGAGCCCGGCCACCGGCGCGACGATCTCGTCGCTCCCGGGCAACTGGTAGCGGCGAGCCGCGAGGAACTCAGGCGAGATGAGATCCTCGACGGAGAGGACGGTGCCGTAGTCCACGACCCAACTCTCTCCCTGGTCATTTCGAGCCTCGACCGACCAATGGGTCTGCTTCTCGCCCGGATCGGCGCAGAGGGTGAGGATCGCAGGCGATCCGTCCGCCGTGACCTCATCAGGGATCTCGCGCAGCCGGTAGCCGGCGCGCAGCTCGAGGATGGCATCCTCTTTCACGGAGGCAGCGCGGTTCTCGAAGGGAAGCCCTTCGTAGGTATTCCGAAAATCATGGAGCCCTCCGGGGGTGGAGGACTTCTGAAGGAAAAGCTTGGCAAGCTCCCCCCAAGTCATCTGCGGTGAGTAGAGGGCGGAGATGTGGCAGGAGATATGGTCGCGGGGTGCGAGGGGATTCCCGGCGATCCAGCGGCCAGCGGCGACGAGCTTTCTCTGCATCTCCTGGGGCCAGAGTTCCCCGCACTCGCGGCACTGGTAGCAGGCGGTGTCGGCCACGCCGTCCAGATCCCACGCCCCATCCGGACCTCGAAGCTCATCCGACCAGCGGACTTGATCGAACTCTAGGTGCTGCCACTCTCCGCAGGAGGGGCAAGCGACATGGTAGCGGTGCTGGCTCCCGGCCATGAACTGCGACCAGATCGCGCCGGTCTCGACGGTGGGGGTCGATGCCAGGACTCGCTTGCAGATCGTCCGGTAGAAGTTCGTGCGAGCCATGGCAAGCTCGAGGGACGGGGCCTCGGTCGCGGAGGCGTCGGGCCACTTGTCCACCTCGTCACAGAAAAGGTAGCGGGTGGGACGGGATGCGAGGTTGGCCTCGCTGTTCGACCCGACGAGCTTGAGGGTGCAGGACTTGAACTGCATCTCGGTTTTCTTGAAGAGATCGGGGTCGTCAGGCATGACCGGCTTGATGGCCGCGCAGGAGCGCAGCCGGGGGATGAGTTCCCGCTCGCTCCATGACTTGGCATTCTCAGCGGTCGAGGTGACGTAGAGGATCGGACCGGGATCCTGTGCGACGGCATACTGGATGAGGTTCGCAAGCAGGGTGGTGCCGCCGATCTGGGCACTCTTCACGAAGGTGATCTGCCGGATCTTCCTGTCGCCGAACCAGAGGTGAAGCTGTCGGAGGTAGGGGGTGAAGTCACAGGAGAAGCGCCCAGGGCGCGGAGAGAAGCGCGGATCGAGGACGATCTCCCGCTCCGCCCATGTCAGGGGATCAGGTCGCTCCTTTGGCTCCCACATGGAAGCCAGATCGGCCTCAAGCTTCTGGAGTGCCGGTGACATCGGGGGCGGGGGCCTTGGCATTCCAAGGCGCGGAGGCGGATGCGGCGGCCAGCTCGCGGAGGATGGCGACCACCTCGTCGCGGACGATCCCGGCAACATCGGCCTGAGACTCGATCCGTGCCGCCAGCACGTCGGGAAGGTTCTCCATCAGGCCCTTCGCCATGGCCATGTTCCCAAGGATGAACTCCGAGACCTTCGAGACCTCGACCAGCCGACCGGCAGAGGTGGCCAGCTTCAGGTTGTTCTCGGCGACTTGGAGCCAGAGCTTGTGCGCTTCGGAAGCAGACTTCAGCAGGGCACCGAGGGAGTTGAAATTCCCAGCCTCTTCCGTCTTGTCACAGAGGATAGAGAGCCGGGCATGGCGAACGGCTGCGGCATGTTCCGTCTCCTCCTGGGTCATTGGCTTGGCGGCGGACTCAGGACGGGCGAAGGCGAAGGTCGAGTCCTGGGCACGGGACCGGATGAACTCCCTCCATCGGGGGTCGTCCTTCACTCGCCAGTTCCTGACGGCGCGGACGGAGACGGAGTGAGCGGAGGCGCACTCTTCGATGAGCGCGGACTCGTGACGGGAATTCCTCATGGCTTCCGTTCCGTGTCAAAGGAACAGAACGGAACGGGCGCGGAAGGTCGGGAACTAATCGGCTTCCCTAACGTTCCAAGCTAATTCACGCAAAAACAACGCCAGTGCGCCCAACCGCGAGGAGTGAGAGATGGTAAAAGATTCCTTCCGGAGGGGGTGGGCGAGGACGTTCCGACGCTTGACGCCGTTTCCCCCCAGTTTCTACTCGAGCGACCGAGAGAAAAACTAACTGGGAGATCAAAAGACAATCGATACATTCTAGATAATATGAATAAGAGGTTAATGGTAAGTGTCTTGATCGGGTCGAATGTGGTGCGGAGAGACAATCGCAAAGCCGACACTCACAGTCGGTAAAACACGCCGAACCATAAAAACCCATTCCCTCTTTCCCGAATTCATTGGCCACTACCGACACTCACAGTCGGTTTCTTTGGAAATCCAAGGGCGCGGGACGGACGGTGGGATTGAGGCTGAGCGGCCTGCTCCATCTCACGGATCGCATCCATCTTCCCCATCATATAAGCGGCGAGAAGTAGCTTGGAATCTGGCGATTTAGTGGAGGAGCATCCGGCGGTAACTATGGCCATAAAAAGGAAAACCCTGCGCATGGCCGGTGAGCCTTGCACAGGGTGGAATGTTCCGCCAGCTGCTTTAGCTTACACGCCAGCGGCGATTGTCCTTCCCTCCCACGCGCTCTAGCTTCACCGTCCCCAGCTCCTCACCGAAGCGGAAGACCCGCCCGTTATAGCGAGCGAAGAGGCGCGACATCTTGCACCTACTGGATTGATAAAGATCGAACTCCTTGGTCTCCCGGTCCACCTTCCCCTTGATCTGCTCCTCGAAGAGCCCACGGTTCCGGCAGATCCAGATCACCTCGTCGAAGGTAACGCCCTCACGGCAGCGGAGCTCGAGGCCATCTTGGAAGATCCCCTCGGCCATCGCCTGCACCAGATCGCGCATATCGGCGGCGTCTGGATCGCCGAAGTCCTCGCTCTCAGGCTTCCGCAGCGGATCACCGAAGCCCGCATTCTCCACGATGCCCCCGATCACCCTACTCCAGTCCTCGAAGCCCACCAACCGCGACGAGCAGGCAGGACGCCCGGCCTTGTCCCAGGACACGATGAGCGACCAGAGAGCCGAGAGAATGGCGAATCTCACCTCCGGCCTCGCCAGATACTCAGCCCCCATCGGACGCTCGATCTTGCGCGCCTGCGGGTCTGCCTCCTTTTGGAAGAGATCGATGAAGATCGACCGCCGCGCGATGTCAGAGGAGACCTCCGCCTGGTTCGAGGTGAACATCAGCATGGTCTGCTTGGCCACCTCATACTTGGCCGACGATCCGAGCCGACGCACCGAGACCACCGAGGAAGTGGCAAATTGCTCCAGATAGGCGCTGTCCAGCTTGTCCTTCACATTGTCGAAGATCACCGAGTCCGATCCCGCCAGCACCTCCGAGTCCAGCACCTTCTGCAGTTCCTCCCGTTCCTCCGGGAGGGCTCGCATCGCTGCGAAGCCGCGCACCGGGATCTCCACCACCATGGCGAGGAGAGACTTCCCCGCCGCAGGGCCATTGGCATTCCAGATGGTGAGCGGCACCTGAGCCTGCTCAGGAAGCAGCGAGACGGCGAATCGCGTCATCATCGCCGCAATCTGGCAGGAGAGGGAACGCCCCCCATCATCGGCGAAGGGGAACTCGTGGAGGAGATCCGTCAGGTAATCGACGGCAGCCTCCTTGGGCATCAGGTCATAAGTCATGGTTTGTGCGTGTTTGGTTTTGGTTTCTGTTCCTTCTTCTTCCAGTTGATCGCCTCATACCGGCTGCGATACTCCTTGGAGAAATTATTCCTGGGCGCATCGCCCTTGCCGTTCTCGGCAGTCTTTCGGTTTTCATCCTTCATAATTCAGCCTTCAGCCTTTCGGCCTACGCCTCCTTGACTAGGATCTTGGTCTCGGCGTCGTATCCCGCCGACTGGAGAGTCAGTTCACCAGCGCGCAGGATAGGCACCGGGATGCGCGAGATCCGGCGCAGAGGACGTTGCAGGGTGAGGAACTGGTGAGAGGTCAGGCAGGCCTCCGCCTGCATCTTGTTCATGGAGTCGGGCCGAGCCTCATAGGCATCGGAGCCGTCCTCCTTCTTCCATGGCATCTTGACCAGCTTCACCGTGCGGAGATTCTTCTCAGCATAGGTGCGGAAGCAGGCCGGGGTCAGCGGCTGCATCCTGTCAGTCTTCGGCTCCAGCACCACGGGGAGACCATCTTGGAGAAAGACCCCGTTCCGGCTCATCACCTCACCGATATCGTGGGCGAACTCCGAGAGGATCCTCCCCACCCGGGGAAGCTCGATGTGCGGCAGACCCGGGTCACTGCCTGGGGTGGGAGAGGGTTCATTGTTTTCAGTCATGTGCGTGTGTTCGTTGAGTCAGTCAAATCTTGGTTTTTTTTCAGCCTTCAGCCTTCAGTCTTCAGACCTGCTGCCACCCCTATCGGTGGTGCAGATCGGCCAGAGCCCCCGCATCCCGTCGTAGCTCCTCCGCCATCGGTGAGAATTTCGCATTGCAGGGAGCGTAAAATTCCAGCCTCTCCGCGCAGGAGAGCATGAGGTCGGCATCCTCACCCCACGCCGCAGCGCGAGCCGCTTCCACCGCATCCCGCAGCGCATCGCGGACGGGTGGCCGGTCCATGATCCGCTCACCGAAGGGAGGCCACGGATTCACATAGAGCAGCTTCTGGAGCGCACCCTTCTCAGGGCGGTATTGCTGGGGCAGCCGGGTCAGCCTCACCGCGGTCAGAGCCTTCGGATCAGCCCCGATCCGGGCGAGAGTAGCCTTCTGAGCGCGAGCCCAGGCATCCCACTCAGCCTTCGAGGTAGGGCCGGAGAGAGCCGACATCCCAGTTCCACTGCCCGGCACACGGATCAGAGCATGGACAGACCGACCACCAGAGGAATAGATCGCACTGACAGGAAGTGTCGTTTTCGCCAGCGCACCGAGCCAGATGCGAGGATCAGCCTCATCGGACTCCAGCAGGGCGAACTTCCAGCGCGTCACCGACTCCTCGGAGCGGCGGCTGGGCTTCCCCGTGCGCGGGTTCGGGTATTCGAGGCCATCGACCGGATTGGCCAGATACCACATCCCACGAGGACCGCAGGACGGGATCGGCTCATCAGGCCAGAGAGCCTGCCCCTGCGACTTATCATCCGAGAAAATTAAAACCTTCTCACCCGCATAGAGGAGAGAGAGGAACCCTGCCGAGTCGAGCAGAGAGGGATCGGCGTAGGATCGGGCCGCGAACCAATCCAGCCGGGGGCGGAACTCCCCAGCGAGAGCCGCCAGGGCCGCAGGGTCGAACTCCACCGGCTCAGGCTTAGGCATCGGCTTGTAGTCTTCAGCATTCAGCCTTCTTCCTTCAGCCTTTCCTTCCAGCAGATAGCCGGTGCCCTTCTTTGAGTGAGAGTTCGCGGCGGATCGGAGCTTATAGGCCAGATCCCGTTCCGACCAAGGAGGAGCGCATCGCGAGTTATACTCCTGCATGAGCGACATCGCCTCCGACTCGCCCAGGGAGAACCCATGGACGAGAGCACACGCCACCGCGAAGGTCGCATCATGGCCCCCTGACCCGGCGACCGCCGCATCCATCCGCGCGATATAACGGGAAGCCCGTTCGAGGATCGTCACGCTCATGCGTGGGAGGCTGTTAGGCTGAAGGCTGAAGGAAGAAGGCTTTTACCCAGACTCTCAGCACGGCGTTGGGCGCGCGCCCTTTCGATATGAAGAGCCTTCCTGTTTTGCCCTCTCACTCCAGTGCATGGAGA